AATACGTTAGCTTGTCTTATATCTTCTCTTTGTGGATGAATATCAGAACGCCACTTACATTTTAAATCAGAAAACTGATCCATAGCATTTATAAGTGAACCGTTACCTGCCATTGGTTCGGCATAAGAAATATAACCCTCTAAGTGAGGTAACAAAGGTTCTAACGCTTTTGCAGGCGTTGGATAAAAATCCTTATCTATCCTGCCAAACTCTGATCTTTTTCCCATTATTGTATAAATAACCATTTTGGAGGAAAAAGTATAGTCCAATAAAAAGCAGATAGAACAATAATGTACAATAAGAGGTCTTCAATTTCCATCTTGTTGTTTTTTCAACCATATTGCAAAGAAGATTAGTCCTACAAGAGAACATATTAAGATAACGACAAAAAGACCTTCAATCATTCTTTGTTTAAGTTCTTGTCTCTTGTAAATAAGCTCTTGTCTTTTTTTACGAATAGTACCCTCCATCTTCAACAAATCGTCCCAAGCCTTTACGCCAAACTTAAATTTAACGTACTGTTGCAACTCATATCTTTGTTTTTCAAGAGTTTTTTGTGCAACCAAAGACTTCATGGCAGCTTCTTCTACCGTGTCACCGCTCAACATCTTTTTATAAAAAGGTGGGTTTTTGCAAGTTTTAACTGCATTGTCTATGTCACTAGAGGCATTCATCCATCTTGACAGATCACCGCTCATCTGTTCTATATCCCGTCCCATGGCAAATGCTTTTTTTATATTGTTAAAAGCTGCTGTACTTAGGCTTACAGCCGTTGCAATACTAGCGGGATCCAACATTAGAATATTCCTTTAAACTTCTGAGGTCTAGCAATCTTGCTGAACCCCTGTACAACTCCTCCCTTACTTTTTTTGTTTGCGGTTGATAAAGCTATAGCCACAGCCTGATTTTGAGGATACCCCTCGTCTCTAAGCTTGCTTATGTTCTTACTTATTGTTTTCTGACTAGAACCTTTTTTTAAAGGCATTTATGAACAACCGTGGTAATTACCACCCTTGATGGCTGCCCCCATACCTCTAACCGTCATAGTCGTCAGCTTAGTAGGAACTTGTACCTCTTTAGCCTCGCCATAAGGTATGGTGCCCTGACCCTTGATTTCTGCAGACATTATTGCCTTTGGTGCAGGACCGGGTGTGTTTGTAACTATTTTAACTTTTCTAGCCATGCTATTTACCTCTCTGCTTTAACAGTTCTCTTTCCATTGCGCTTTGGATCCTAGCGTCGGTCTGGGCTTCCTGACTGGCTAACCTCTTATTAAACTGATCTGCTCTAATCTGTTGATTTTGTGCTTCCAGTTGTAGTTTAGCCCTGTCTGTGTTTGCCTCATTCTGTTCAGACTGTGCCCGAATCTGTAGCTCTTGCTCTTTTAGTTTTACCAGAGGATCAGGTCCTTGACCAGATATTTGTCCAGATAGTTGCTTAACCTGTTGCATACCTTGTGCCACCAACTGAGCCACCATAGCCTGAAACTGCATCTCCTGACCTTCTGCAGGCATAGGTCCTGCCTGTGCCATTTGAGCCTTAGCTTGTTCCTCGGCCTGTATCTTGACGTGTTCCAAAACGTGCTTTTGTAGTGTAGCTGCCACAGGTGGTACAGAGGCCACCATCGGTGTACTACCAAAGATCAAATGAGCCTGTATGTGCGCCTGATGGTTCTGACCCTCAAACGCTTTTAACGTCATCATCTCCATTGCATTTATGTTTTCCTGTGCAGGGTCCAAGGGGCGCGGTTCCTCATCTGGCATAGATTTTAAAAGCCTGTCTACATCCGAAACACCTATCGCTTCATACATATCCCTATATACTTCATACATATTGTGTATCTCAGGGGCTTGGGCCGCTAATTGCATCTTGGTCTGCGCCAAAGCTATCCTCTGAGCCTGACTAAAGGTATTCGGGTTAGAAACAGGTAGAATATCCACCCGCTCGTCAAAGTCCTGCGCCATGATCTTTTGATCCTGACCCTCTACCGCATACGGATATTCCTGCGGTAAGAACTCACTCATTACCTTAGCCAACAGTTTGAACTCCAACCGCAAAGCGTAATGAAGCCTTTTGTGTACCGCGCTCATCACACGGCTACCCTGCTCCAGTAACGCCAGTGTTGTACCCACGGCCGCCTGTTGATTACCGTCCCCGACCTTCATATCGGTGATCGTCGCAAAACGCTGCCCCGCCTGAACAACAAAACCCAATAAATTAAATAACGTCTGGTCAGGACCCTTAAACGGTAATGGCATCAAGCTGTCCCTAATAGCACCGCCCGGTGCGTCTACGTCCCTAAATTCACCCGGCTGTAGAGGATCCTCGTCGTCCCTGATCCGCAGGCCACGGGCTTTAAAACCCGCAGGAAGATTAGATAACGTACCCGCATCTATCAACTGACGAAGGGCTGCGGTTGCCGTTCTGGATAACCCGCCAATCGTATGAATTAACCCCAGTCCATAAAAACCAAAGCCCGGTAAAAATTTAAAATGTACAAAATATTGTATTTTTTTCTTGAGGCTATCACCCTCTTTATAGTTTCTCCTAATGGACAAGATCTGACCGTTGTCCTGAGAAATGGTGACAACATAAGGAAGCTTCACCCCTGTAGGCTCGCCCTCGTCGTCCACCTCCTCAAACCCTTTTAAGTCCAGATCTACATGGCACTCCAAGAGCGTACAGTCATAGTCAATCTGGGAAGGTTCCATGCCCGATATCCTGTTGATCTCACCCTGTACCTCGGTCACGTCCCCTTGCACAGGTATCACGTTAATATCCCTATAAACCCCTGCCAGTTGTTGCTTTCTTAGGTCATTCAACCCCATGCGAATAATATGCGTGACATTCGGACAGGTGTCCAAGTCCGACGTGTCATAAGGCACAATTAACTGTTCTGCAGGTACAAACTTGCTAACAGCCTGACCCATAACCTCATCAAAATACACCTTCTTAAACGTACTGCCCGCCAACGGTAGATAAAACAGCATCTGATCCATGTCAGGCGTGTAATCCTCCATCACATTCGTAATATAGTAGTTCATAAAGTGACGAACCCGCTCGGACTGTTCCTGCTTGGCACGGGTATCTTCCCCCATAATCACCGTTCTAACAGGCCCTGAAGAAGGTAGTAGCTCGTTAAACGCCTGTGCCTGAAACTGCGTAGCTGCCTCCGCCAACAAAGGATGCGTCACGCCACTCGCGCCCCTAAACGGTTGGGATCTCTCCTCATAATTAAAGCCTAGAAGCTCCAGACCATCCGTATAAGCGTCCTCCCACTCCTGACGACTAGCTTTATTCGCATCAAACTCGCCCAGTAACTCAGAAGATATACGTCCCAGTTCCGTATCAGAGATCATCTCCGCAAGGTTTTCTGTAAATCCCGCCTCGGTTCTCTCCTCCTCAGGCTCGAAGTCCACCGTCACCCCGCCATCGTCTTCTTCCGTAATCTCAATCTCTATATCGGGATCCGTGAGCAACGGCTCGTCGGTACTGGGTATTTCTAGCTCTATCTCGGCCTTTAGATCTTCTTCGTCCAACTGCGAAGGGACGTTTGTGTCCATTAAACTTCCAACTGTGTCTACCATGTTATGTTCCTAAATTAGTAATACGCCCTCACCTTAACAGAATTTTCTTCATCTTGCCAGTCATCTGTTGGTAATTGTACAAAATTACCCTGACGATACCTCATAAGGGCCTGTGTCATGCTATCCACCAAGTCGTCATACTCCCCATTCGGAAAGGCTGCCACCTCCTCTATCATCTCATCCGCCCACGTCTCATCGGGGGCCCAAACCATACCCGCCTCAAACAGCGGACTAACCGCATGAACCCTCGTCACCTTGTCATTACCCTTACTAGGCGTAAAATTAACAACAGGTATACCCGTCTGCCTCATCTCATGTGTCAACGGCATACCACTCGCCTTGGCCTCTACAATTACCGCATCAGGCTCCCAGTATTCCCACAACTCAAATGCCATGCCCTTCAACTCAGGAAAGTCCCACCGACCCTTCTTACTGTCCAACAAAATTAAATTAGGGGCTCCGCCCTCCTCAGGAAAGAATACACCCCACGTCGTAATCGCACTGTAGTCACTCGTCTCCCTCTTACTAAAAGCCGTATCATAACTCTGTATCACATACTGCAACTGCGGTATCTTCTCTTTCTCCCAACGCCTCCACCACTCGCGCGGTATAATCGCATTCTCCTCACCCGTCGGGTTCTGCTGATACTGGGCATTCCATTTACTAGGCGGTATGGAAGCGCGGACCGCGGTCAAATCATCCAAACTCCAAAACTCAGGCCAACACGGCTTACCATCCTCAAAGATAGCAGGTAACTCCACAATCTCCCACTGATCCGCCCTGTCGTCCTTCGCCATCGCCCGCATCAACTGACCCGTCATGTCCTTCTCCGACCACCGCGTCTGTACCAAAACAATACTACCGCCCGGCTGTAAACGCTGTCTAGGTCCGCCCGTATACCAATCCCAAGCATCGTCAAAACCACTACTGCTCATCGCCGTTTGCTCCGAGTGCGGATCGTCAATAATCACCAAGTCACCACCACGTCCCGCTAAGTTCGAGCCCACACCAACAGCATAATACATCCCACCACTGCTCGTGTCCCACCGACCACTGGCCTTACTATCCGCCGCCAACTTAACATCAGGAAACACCATCTTATAATCATCACTGTCAATCAAATTCTTGGTCTTTCTACCAAAATTCACCGCCAGTTCCGTCGTGTGTGTCGCCTGAATGATTTTCATTCGCGGATTACGGCCCATCATCCACGCAGGAAACAAAAAGGAAGCAAACTCACTTTTCGTGTGTCGCGGAGCCATGTTGATAATCAAGCGTTTTAGTTCGCCTTTCGCGACCCGCTGAAGCTTCTCAGCTATGATATAATGATGCCTACCTGCAATAAAATCAGGCCACATGGAACGTACAAAAGTTAAAAAATTATCCTGACAAGCCTCGTTCTTTTCAAGCTGCGCTAACCGCAGTCTGAGCTTCAAAAGTTTATCTTCATTGGTCTGATTTATCTGTACATTCATCGGGGGTCCCTGAGCGTTAAAATAGCACTTTTTTCAAAATAGTAAATACTTGTTCGTTTTTACGCATAAATATTTGTGAAAAACATGGCACTTGCACTCGTGCCACAGACACGCGGGCGGTGGTTTCTGGTGCGATTTTTTTGGTTTTTTGATCGTTAAAAATTGACCCGATAAAAACGGGCCCCGGTAAAATTATTGGACCAAACTATCCGGCCCGCGGTGCGCGGTCCTAAAATATTTTAGCTCGGACCGGGTAAAAGATTCGGATCCGGAAATACCCCGCCCCGAAAATATTTCAGGTTTTTTTAATCGTAAATTTTCGTTAGCTAATACCCCGCCCCGAATAAATAAACGGGAATAATTATCGGCGGTTGCTGGTCAACTGTCCGCGGTCCACGGTCCTGATACGTTTTAAATGGTTCAGGGCGGGCGGACCTTCGCTTGTTTTACTAAAATAAAGAAATAAAAAAAGGCGGTACTAAGACCGCCTTAATTTTGATTATGTAATAGGTTTTAATAACTATGTTGCTTTTCCCATTCGATTAGATTGTATTCGTATTCCATACGCTCTAGGTCATCCATTTCTCCCTGAGCAAAGCGTGTATCATCTGGATGCATTAAATCCTCTACGAATGGAAAAGATTCATTTGCTCTAGTTCGCTTTTTAAAATCTTCAAGCGCGTCCTCTAAATTCATATCGTAATGGCCTTGATATAAACCGCCGTTATCGTCGTCCCTATAAATAGTTAGATAAGGTAAATCAGGAAAAGGGGCGCGAGTACGCTTACCTAGAATATAAGTAGATGAACCGCGCGTTTTCTTTTCGATAACGTAACATTCATAAATACCAACTGTTATTTTTTCCATTTTTTTTACTCCATGTTTAAATTAAAAAGGGCGGGAAAAATACCCCGCCCCTAATAGATATACATTTTATCTTATA